GGCATCGATCCGACCGACCCCACGCGGACCTTCATGGAGATGCCGAGGTCCGAGGTCTTCCTGTGCTGGAAGATGGACGAGAACGACCAGCTCCGCGACCTTGTGAACTGGAGCCCGCCGAGCAAGCCCGAGCTCGCGGTCGCGGTCGCGGACGCCGAGCCACCAGCCATTGGCGCGCCGCCGGTGAGCGATGCGCCGATCGAAGAGATCGTGGTGCGGCCGAGCAACGTGCCCGCGACGATCACGCCGCCGCCCGACATCGAGGAAACCGATCCGGACGACGAGGATGCGCTGCCCGTGACGTCGCCGGCGAAACGAGGGCGTGGTCGGTGAAGCTCGGCGCGGCCGTCATCGCAACCGCGATCGTGGCCGCGCTCGCCCCTCCCATGCGAGATAGCGTCGATCAGGTCGCGTACTTCCTCGCCGAGATGGCGCGGCGTGGCGTAGCCGCAGATGCGCGCGCGCCGGCGCCGGGTCCGACGACGGAAGAGGTCGCGGACGCTGCGGCAACGCTGCGCTCGATCTTCGAGAACCACCCCAAGCAGAAGGCGCTCTACCGGTCGCCGGCCAAGCGCAAGGCGACGCGCAAGACGCGCCGCGCGGGCGCGACCGCCGGCGGCGTTCGCGAGCTGCTCGCGCGCGCGCTGGAGATACCAGGCTTCCGCGCGACCTACGTGACGTCGACACGGCTCGAGGCGCGCGACCGCGCGTGGCGCAACGACACGCAGAGCGGCTTCGTCGACGTGCTGCGCAAGGTCGGCTCGCCGGTGCCGTCGCGCGGCGTGGAGACGATTCTGCTCGGCGGCATCCGCATCGAGATTCGTGAGCAAGAAGTTGCGCTCGACTTCTCGAACGGCTCGAGAATCGATCTGTTCGGCGCCGACAACCTGCGCGCGATCGGCAAGAAGCGCGGCAACGCCAAGCACGTGTTCTGGATCGACGAGGCGCAGGACTTCCGATTCCTCGATCAGTTCTACAAGGGCACCGTCATCCCCGCGCTCGCCGACTTCGATGGCGAATGCTGGTTCTCGGGCACGCCCGGCCGCGACATCGCCGGCATGTTCTACGAGGTCGCGCGTGACGACGAGGACGCGCTCGTGGGCTGGGAAGTCCACGAGATCGCCGTCGTCGACAACCCGTTCTTCGGCTGCGTCGTGTGGGACGGCGGGCTCTGGTACGTCGTCGACAACATGCGCCGGCAGGTCGGACCGTTTCCGACCGAGGACGATGCCGAGCAAGCCGCGGTCAAGATCCGGTGGGAGAACACCGCCGGCAAGGCGATCCGCGAGAACAACCTCAAGGAGTCCGACCCCGACGTCCAGCGCGAATGGTTCGCGAAGTGGGTCAAGGGCGACCTCGCGTACGTCTATCCCGTCCACACGATCCCCAAGCACGAGCTCGTGTTCGCGTCCCAGCGGCTCATCGACAACCCGCTGGTCGGCACGCACCCGCGCTACGCGAGCCACCCGCGTTGGTACGATCATCAAGCAGCGCTCGCCGACCTGCCGCTGTCGCGCAAGCGGCGCCAGTACCAGTGGCTGTTCGCGCTCGGCGCCGACTTCGGCTACTACCCAGATCCGTTCGCGCTCGTCGTGTGGGGGTTCTGCCGCGAGCTGCCCGACGTCTACGAGATGTTTTCGTGGAAGCACACGCGCGTCATCACCGACGACCAGGCGGTCTACCTCGGGATGCTGTGGCGCGGGATCGATCGCGTCGTCGTGCTCGTCGGCGATCCGGCGGGCAAGCAGGATGACTTCGAGGCGTGGCGCCAGCGCCTGCAGCTGCCGATGGAAGAGGCTAACAAGAAGGGCAAGAACGCGCTCGAGGAGTTCCTTGCGAACGCGATCCGCCGTGGTCACGTGCACTATCGTGAGAACAGCCCGCTCCTGCTCGAGCACAAGCACCTCGTCTATCTGCCGCAGAAGCCGGGCAAGCCGCGCGAGGCCGACAAGCATCGACGTGCCGTCGACGGCATCGTGTACGGCGACCACTGCAGCGACGCGGCGCGCTACTCGTATGCGCACGTTGACCACTACCTGTACAAGGCGCCCGACGAGAAGCCCAAGCCGGGCAGCATCGCGGCGATGGCCGAAGCCGAGCGCGAGCTCGAGCAGGACGTAGATGACGTCGAGGCGGCCCGCAAAGCCGCTGGCGTCAACAAAGACGACGAGGACAGCGACGGCTGGTCCCAGATCGACGGAGGGCTCGCATGGTGACGTGGAACCTGTACGAGCGGCGCATCGGCCTCTCGACTAACTACGGCATCGTGCACGATCGCGTCGTCGCGATCTGTGCGACGAAGGACCAGGCGCTTGACGAGCTCCGGCGTCTGAGCTGCAAGATCGATCCGCGCTACTTCGGCACCTTCGACATGCCGACGTACTACATCAGCGAGGACGCGATCGCGATCGGCCTGGTGTCGGTGCCATGAGCAAGCACCGTGGCGCGCCCGTGCAGCCCGACATCGATGACCCACCGCCGGGCGCGAAGCCCAAGCGCGTGCGCACGGGCAACGCCGACGCGGACGCGGCGATGCGGCTGCTCGAGTGGGCGCGCCGCAAGGGCTTCCGCATCGGGCCAGAGCTCACCGTCGGCGGGGTGTCGATGCATGTGGTCGACGTCAGGCTCGTGCGGCGCGAGAAGCTCGTCGGCGGAATCCCCGGCGACGATGAGGATGACGACGATGAGGACGACGAGGCTACGCCGGGCATCCTCGCCGAGCACGGCGGGCCCGCCGAAGAGCCGGCCGAAGGCACCGCTGGCTAAGCTCGGCGCGCTCGTGTACCACTAGTTCCACAACCCAAGTTCCACGGCCAACAGTCCAGCGGCCGCCGCTCGAGGAGAGCATGGCGAAGCAGCAGGACATCCCGGCCGGACAAGCCCAGGGCAACGAGTTCTGGTGGCGAGCCAAGATCGGCCAGCCCATCCACGAACGGCTCGTCCCGTTCGGTGAGCACCTCGTCGCGATCTACAAGCCGGCGCACCAGCAGGACCACGCCTACGAACGCATCTATGAGGCTCGCCGGCTGCGCGGCTACCAGCAAGCGCTCTACGCGCTGCAGAAGTTCCACGGTATCGCGCCGGCGCGGCTCAACGTCGTCAAGAGCGTGATCGACACCGTGGTCTCGCGGCTGTCGAAAGACCGCCCGATGCCGCAGTTCAAGGTCGACAACGCGAACTGGCTGCTCAAGCAGAAGGCCAAGGAGTACCGGAAATTTATCGTCGGCAAGATGACCGAGACCGAGTTCGATGACCTGTCGCGCGAGGCACTCCTCGACGGCAGCATCCTCGGCACGGGCATCACGCGCATCGACGCGCGGCTTTCCGATCCGGAACGCGCCGACGTCTACGCCGAGCGCACGCTGCGTGATGAGATCTTGTTCGACCCGCGCGAGACCAAGTACGGCAAGCCGCGCCAGGTCGTCTACGTCCACCGCATCGCGAAGGCCTACCTCGCCGAGCTCTATCCGGGCTTCACGGCGCAGATCTGGAACGCGCCGCCGTCGATGCGACGACTCGATCGCGAGGACTCCGAGACGATCCGCGATGGCGACCTCAAGGACTACTGCGATGTCTACGAGGGCATCCATCTGCCGTCGTTCGATGACGCCGACGACGGCCGCCGCGGCTACGCGATCAAGGACGCGACGCTGTTCCACGAGAAGTGGGAGGACAAGCGGTTCCCGTTTGCGTTCTTCCGCTACGCCCGGCAGCGCCACGGCATCTGGGGCAAGGGACTCGTCGCCGAGCTCTACGATCTGCAGGACCGCATCAACAGCATCGTCCGCGACATGCAGCTGAACCTGGCGGCGACCGGGCGCGGCTACTACGCCGTGCCCGAGGCGGCCGACATGCCCGTCGAGCTGATGGGTGGCCCGCGCCCGTTCAAGATGAAGTTCAAGGGCAACCAGCCGCCGGTGTTCACGGTGCCCACGCCGATCAACCCGGCCCAGATGCAGATGCTGCAGTTCTTCATCCAGCAGGCGTTCGAGCTCACCGGCGTGTCGCAAGCCGCGGCGAGCTCGCGCAGCTCGCTCGGACCGGGTGCGAGCGGTGTCGCGCTCGACACGCAGTACGACATCGACAGCGAGCGCTTCGCG